TGGTGAGCGGCACCGTCTGGTTCAGGATGGACTGCTGAACGAGGCCCTGACCTTCGGTGACTTCCCAACGCTGCTGGACGCGCACCTGCACGGTGTCGCCAATCTGTGCGCCCTGCGGCTTGTTGCCCCAGTTCTGCTTCTCGATGCTGCGGTCAAAGCGACCGATCAGCTTGAGGTTGTTCTTGAAGTTGACGGCCACATCCTTGGTTACCCAAGTTGGCGTGATGAGAGTGTTTGACACAGGGCTGCTCCGAGCCCCGAGCGACTGAACTACCGATGACGGCGTTGATTGAAAGCCCGTTCGTGCTCGACAAGGCTCGCATCATCGCCGGGGAGTTCATCCTCGGATTTGATCGGCCCTGTCCGCACCAGATTAGGCGGCGGGGGCGGTGTATACGGTCGTGCTGGCGGGGTGACCGATCTGGTCGGTGCGGCCAACCCCTGCAATTCTTTGTTCAGTCGGCGTTGCACGTAGGCAACGAACGCATCCTCAACAGGCTTGCCGTGAGTCAACACAATCAACTCATCAGCCAGTTCAGGATGCTGCGCGAGATAATACACAAACGACGGCCCTTTGTCACCGGACGCGGTGAGCGCCTTGACTAAGACCGGACCAATATCACGCTGATAGAACTCGCCCACCACTTGCGGATAGTCAGGCTTAGAGGCAATGAACGCCGACTGATGGGCGTGCCATGCGTTGAGTTCCTGCTGGTCCTTCTCTTGGCGAGACTGACTCGCCTGCGCCTGCTGTTCTTCCCAGCGGTCTTTGCGCGTCTCGTAACGGGCCGTCGCCTTCATCCACGCCGCGAGCGGGTCTGGATACTTCACCGGATCGGCGCTGAAGTCCTCATACACCGGCTCTTTGTCGCTGAACTCGGCCGTCACAGGTTCGCGCTTTGCTGTAGCCGTTGGCTTGGGTTCAACAGGAGTCGGCGCATCAAGCGCCCGCAACGCGGCAATCTGACGCTTCAGCGTTCTTAGCCGTGGGGCAGACTTCGCATCCGGGTCACGGTCTGCGACCTTTGTTTCGAGTTCCCGCAGTTCTTTCGTGAGCTTGTTGATTTCCGCGACATCTTCCGGAGTGGCCCGCTGCGTAGACGCCCGGTGCCGTGCATCCTCGCGCTTATTCGCAAACTGGCCCGTGTTCGCTGGTGTCTTGGGAATCTCGTCCGGCTCGTCCACGTTGAGTGGCCCATCACCAGCCCGTCCAGGTTGGTTGAACTCGGATTCGTGCTCGGCGAGTGAATCGGTGTTCTCGGTCGATGTGGTGTCTGACGTTGACGTGTCAACGAGAGGATCGTCTGAAACAATGTCCATTTACGGCGTCTCCGAGGAAACGGGTTCCGGTTCTAGCGCGGCTTGATTCACTTGCTGCTCAATCGCGTGCTGTTGGCCTTGTTCGCCCTGCTCTAAGGCGTGCTGTTGGCCCTGTTCAGCGAGTGCGGCCTGTTGCTGGCCTTCTTGCTGCTGCATCGCGGCGTCTTGCTGCTGTTGCTGCTGCGCCATCATGGCCTCTTGGGCCTGCTGCTTGGCTTGCTGTTCTTCGGCGTGCTGCTGCTCGTTGTGCTGATGGAGCAAGTCAGCATCAATCGTGGCTCTCGCCATCATCGACGCATTGCCGAGTTTCGCCATCTCGACTTCCAGCATGGCTTCGATCTTCCAGCGTTCGATCTTCTCGCGGGATTCAATCTCCGCTTGCTTACCCTGCAACGACTCCTGAGACTGCATCTGCGCCTTCATCAGGTCAGTCTTGTTCTTGTCCACCAGCGGCGTCATCTCTTGCACTTGCGCTTCCAGTGCCGCGATCTTCTGCAAGGCTTCCGGAGGCAGCGGCGTATTCCCTGAGATCAACTGCTGAATCTGCGGAGCCAGCATCACGCGCTGGCGCTTCTCGATTTCCTCATGCTCAGGCAAGTCCATGTATTTCCAGATCAAGTCGCCCATCACGGCCACTTGTTCCGGCACGGCCCCAATCCACTCGCCAAGGAAGTTGGTGATTTCCTGCCGGCGCGTGTCAATGTTCTTGCTGATCTTCGCCGCCACGTTGAAATCCGCATTGGGTGTCAGGCCGTGATACTTCACGCCTTGCGGCAGCGGCATCCCCGGTTGCCATCCGGGAAGGTCTACCGGAACCGGGCGCATCTGCTTACCTTCACCCTCAAGCCGGAACGGACGCCCAATCAGCACCGCGGACATTTCGCCTTGCCCGTTCATCATCCGCGCCAGTCGTCCCGGCCGGTTGTAGATGGGATACAGCAAATCGTTCTGCACCCGCGCTTCGTGGCGCAAACTTCGAACAAGGTTATCGAGGAAGTTCGAAGTGCCCTGACTGCCCTGTTCGATCAGTGCCCGTGCGAGCTTGCCTGACTTCACCGTGGGATCAGTGTGTCCAAGCGCCGTCTCAGGCATGACCGATGTGGATTGAATAGCCTGCCCGAAGATCGCCACGCCTTGCGAAATGGCCGATACATCTGTAGAGACATTCGTACGTGATGGAGGCGGCGCTGGCTTACCGAATTGGTCTTTCTGGTTGTAATGAAGAACAGGTATAGCCCGTGTGGTCGAAGCGTTGTATTCCGCCTCAAAACCTTCATCCTGACCGCCAGCCATCGACCAAGGTGGAATCGGAGTAAGTCCAACCTGCTCCACAAACTTACTGACCATGTAGTTATTGCCCTTACATGAGTCGCGCATGGGCCGCACGATGCCTTCAATGCGCCGCTCGGCGTCGTAGGGCTGGAGTTCTTCACCGACGACTTTGATGATGGGCATGTAGTGCCCCGGCCAGTCGGTCTTCTCGAGCACTTCGCAGCCGGTAATCTTCGCCCACTTGATCTGCTTCTTGAGTTCAGTGTGGCAGAGTTCCTTGCCCTTGCCGTCCTCGCCACGCATCACGAGGTCTGACGGGTCTTTCGCGGACGCTCTGACACCAGGCGCGACTTCGATCAACTCGTCGTCATACGCCGCGCCACCGCTGGTGAGGTGGTAGACCTCTTTCGGCGTGCGCTCCGTGTAGACGTAGTTCATCACGCGGATGCTGCGCTTCTCGCCTTCGCCCTCAAACCATCCCGGCGCTTCGTCGCCCAGCGTGCGCCACTCGTCGTCGTTCTCGATGTCCGCAATGTCCGAGTCGGGATACTCAGCCTTGAACGCGCTCTGGAGCATGTCGGTGCCCCAAAAACCCCATCCCGCATCCGAGGCGTCAGGCTGCTCATGGCTGGGGTCCAGCAGCACAGAGTTCTGGTTGTAGATGCGGTCGACAAAGACTTCCTGATCCTGCGTCTTCCCAGGCACGTAGCGGGTCATCACCAGCCAATAACCCGTGCCGGCAATCGCGGCTCGAGCAAAGGCCCATGTCCGCGCATCACGGGATTCGCTGTCGCGCTGAATCCTTCGGACCAGACCCTCACGCAGTTCAATCTCGCTGTGATCAATCGGGCCGGTCACTTCCCCGAAGTCGTCCGCGGGAATAAGCGTGATGCCGAGGTCTGACTGTCGCTCTTGGTTCAGCACCTGCCGCACCGGCTCACGGGTCTTGTTGATGGTCAGGGAGGGACGGGCTGGAATGGTCTGCACCGCGGAGCCAGAGCCGATAGTCTGCCCCTGTCGGGCTTTCAGGAGATCATCGTCCCACTGTTCACCCGCGTAGAAGCGGAGGTCTTCCAGTTCACGCTTGCGCTGCTTCTGGGTGGCGGTGTCCGCGAGTTTCCAGCGGTCACGGGCTTGCTTAAGGAACTTCTCGTCTGCGGCTTTAGTCATCGCTGTCCGGCAGCTATCAAGAAATCACGACCAAAAGCATCGATAAATCCCAGTTCAAATAAACTCTCCGCAGCGATGCGATACCGTTCAGCTTTAGTCATCACACAGGCTCACGGCGGAATGTCACGGCTCGATACAGCAGGCGCATGTTAATCAGGCGGTTCTCTTGCTCACGCGACCACGCTTCGATGATGCCGTAGACAGGCGCACACGCAAGGCACCGCACATGATACCCGCTCATGCGCCGTCGTCAGCGAGGGTGATGCGGACGCCATCATCGGTCGGCTCGACGGCCGGCACCAGCAGCGCGGCCAAGTTCGCCTCAACCAGATGCAGCCGCTTGTCCACCGACTTCAAGGCTTCCGTGATGAGCTTCAGGTCGCGCTTGTAGGCTTTCAGGTTCGCCAGCGTGAGGTCACGGCGGTTGACGCGAGGATGCTTGGCCTTAGATTTCTTCGCCATTAGCGTAGTTTGATCACGGGGCCGGTAATGCCGAACGCCTGCAGCAGCCACAACACCAGCAGGATCACCACCACGACGCGCAGCACCGTCTTGAACGGCGGCGACATGGGGATGTAGTTCTCCACCAGGTAGAGGCAGAGGCCGAGAATAATCAGCACAACGACGACGGTGATGATGCTCATAAGCTCCCTATCGTGACGGCGAGAATCCAGACACAGAGCGCGGTGGCGATGAGGATTAAGAGGGCGGCGATCTTCACTCGCTGGCCTCGGCGGCTTCAGCGTTGCGGAAGGCGGCGTTGAATTGCGAGTTTTCCACAATCCACCAATCGTGCCTCGTTGGATGAGGATCAGGCTGAATAGTGAAGTCACGCACGAACCGAATTGCGATGCGGTCCACCGGCAACCGCGTATCCACCGGCAGGCCGAAGGGACGGGAGGGGTTCTGGTTCACGATTCACCGCGCATGTTAAGGCTGTTAACGACAAAAGGCAACTCATTGCGGCGGTGCCATCGCCTGTTCTGACTGCGGTTCAGTCACGAACACCATCTGCACCGGCATGACTTCCCGCAACTTCGTGAACCAGCACCGCTCGATACATGAGTAATCGTCAATGTCAGACACCAGGAGCGTGGTGCCTTTCAGGGCGCAATGAGAGAACCACAGAAAACGCTGGCGGCGATCTACGCCGGCGCGGTCCAAGAGCGCCTCTAACGTCACGACGCCTTCTCTCGTTGCTTCAGTGCGGCCTCATACGCCCGTATGACCGCTCCGGTGTTGTAGGGGATACGCGCCCGTGCAGCCAGTTCCTTGGTTCTTTCTATGCCCTCGGATTCCGACTCGGTTTCGGTGATGGCTTGGTGGGCAAGCTTGACTAAGACCTTGTGCGATTTCCGCACGTCAGTGCGGTGATCTTGATCTACGTTCTTGACTGTTTCTGTCTCTGTATCTGCTTCTGATACTGCTTCTGATAGCGTTAGCTTTTCGTTACTGACCGTTACAGGTGCGTTACCGGCCTTATTTGCTCGGTGTTTTCGCACCCGCTCTCTTGTCTGGGTCTGAACAACGGCCCGAGTCACCATGTCACGGTGGGCCTGAGCGTTCAGAACTACCCACCCACCAGGGACGCGCTCGATGCGGCGTCCGTCATTGGCCGGGTTGCCACTCTCACGGTCTGGGCCTTCAAGCACATCAATGGCCTTCTGGCATGCTTGGAGCGGCACCCTAGCTCGGGCTGCAAGGTTGCCTACCGCGGCGAATGGGCAGAAGCCGTCCTCGTCCATTGCGGCAATCAGGGTGAGCCAAACTAGGCGCGTGTGGACAGACTCCAACCAGATCGAGGAGTCTAGAATCTTAGTGAATAGCTTGTTATACATGGCAGCGCGTTACTGTAACGCTTTGTGCGTTACAATACAACTACGCCATCCACCCATCCGGAGATTGCACCATCGACCGATGCGCGGTCACGGGCCGCTTGGGCTTCTTGAACGGCAACGCCCCGAAGTTCAACTCCAGGTATTCGCTGGCGTTCTGCCCATGCTCATACCAGCCGTCCTTCTTCGCCTTCCGAAACTGCTTGGACCCTACTGAGACGTAATGCTCATCCCAGACGTACCCCGCTTCAAAACCATCTGCGAGGAACTTGTCTGTCGTCACGTTGCCCTCAGATACCCGGATGAAGTTCTCGGTGTTGATAGCAAACGCTTCCCCGGTCATCGTGCGTTTACGCATTAGGGCCGCGTGGCGCTCAATCATCTCGTGCCGCACATCCGGGGCGTTGCTGTTGGGCAGGAACGTGGCGTGGATGCCGTGGCGCTCAAGGATGCTGGAGCCGTTTATCCGCGTGCCTTGCGAGTTGTCCGCAGCTCCAGCTGGGTCAATGCACCATCGCACTTCGTTGGGGGTTCCGAACCATTCACGGAGATAACGAAGTCCGACGGGCAGGAAATCTTCAAGATACATCTGCATTCCGAGTATTCCGCCCAGATAATGAACGGCCCCAAGGGGAGTCTGTTGACGAAAGACGAGGCAGGGGTGGTGCTTTCCGAA